TAGATGCCCTACCAGTACACTCCCTCACCCTGGCAGAGAACATTTCATAATTCGACTGCCCGTATCAAGGTCGTATGGGCGGGAAGGCGCGCCGGGAAGGGACGAGCTGTCCTTACAGAACTCATGCGAGCGATAACACTCGCTTCTCAAAGCCCGTTTCTTGCAGATAAGGATGTGGCTAAAGCTGCAGGACTCAAAGTCGGACACGACCTCACGCATACCCTCGAACCCTCAATCCATATCTGGGTTGTCGCTCCCAACTTTGCCCAGAGCAGGCAGGCATGGAACGAATTGAAGAAGTTCATCCCCGAGTCAATGGTGGTCAGAAGAAAGAAAACCCAGGGAGGCGGCAGAGGCGACGGCTGGAAGGAAGACGAAAAGGCCGTCTGGCTTAACCTCAAGTCGCCCGGACTTGCAAGGCGGGATGTCTACATGGAGATAAAATCCGCAGACGATCCCGAGTCTCTCCAGACCGCCGGTCCCGACTTCATATGGATAACCGAGTCCCAGGACATCAAGGAAGCTGCCTGGAACAAGCTTCGGCCCATGCTGAACTCCTCCGGCAGGCTCGGCAGGGGCTGTATCGAGGGAATACCGCCCTTTCAAAGAAACCACTGGTTCTCGAAACTCTACAGGTGGTCAAAAGAAAACCCCTCGGAAGACTACCAGGCGTTCCACGCCACCAGCTTCGACAACGTGTTTCTTTCAGAAAAACAAAAACAGGCGATCCGGGAAGAAAAGGCCACCATGCCGGAACAGGTATGGGACCGCATGTACCTCGCGAAACAACCGGACGGCGGGGGAGGGTTCTTCCGTCCCAGCAAGATAGACATTGCCGGGAAAAGCCGCGAAACACTGTATCCCGACGAAAACCGTAGATACGTTGCGGGACTCGACCTCGGTAAAAAGCAGGACTACACCGTTTTCGTCATCAAGGACGCAAGGACAAGGGAGTCGCTGCATGCACTCGAGATGTCGGGAACCGACTGGGTCAGCCAGGTAGAGATAATCGCTGCCGAGATCGACAGGTGGAAGGTCGGAGATATCCGCGTGGACTCGACAGGACTCGGAGATGTCGTGTTCGACCACCTCCTGAACGCCGGCCTGCCAGTAAACCCGTTTAAGTTCAGCGCACAGAGCAAGTACCAGCTATTTCAGAACTACTACATCGCGCTGGAGAACGAAACGGTGTTTTTTCCCGGCTCATGGACAGTCCTCAAAAAACAACTGGAAGATATCTCCATAAGACCCTCGGGCAACGGGTCGTACCTGTTCTACAACGAGACAGGGGAACACGACGACTGGGTAGATGCAGAACTGTTAGCCTTGATGGCATGCGACCCACCGGGCTATGATAAGGGCGACATACATGACTACCTGCGCCCGATACGACGCATGAACCCGATAAGACCCAAACAGGCCCGGAAACCCTCGAGGTTCTTGACCATGCACCGGGAGAACAAACGCAAAGCACGTATGAAATACCTCGAAGAGGCCGAACTCGTCACATCGGACTTAGGATAAAAACATGGTCCTGGAATTTGCAACCAGTCCGACTGATGTTATCGATATGGAGGCCGCAAGCCCTGTCGACGAACCCGAACTTACCAGGCACTGGATAAAACAGAAGTCCGAGGCCGGGAACGACCTGTTCCAGAAGTTCAGGCATCAGTGCGAGGAACTTGACGAGTTCTTCCTGAACGACTTCGATTTCAGCGTTCCAGACGGCGGGACCATGATCCGGCTGGGAACAGCCCAGTCGGTGATTAATACCCTCGTGGCACACGTTACACCGCAGTTCCTCGATATCTCAGTACCGCCGCCAGGGCCGAGAGGACAGGCCCGAGCCGAGATAATGGAGAAGTTCCTTACCGGCGCACACCACATGGTCGAACACAGGAGTCCCGTCTACCGCGAACTGACGAAACACGCAGGACTCTACGGAATCGCATGGGAGAAGGTCGAGTTCATCGCGAACGAATGGAGCGACTTCCCCGAACCGCCCCCCCACGACGAGGAAACCACCGACGAATACAGGGAGAAAGTACGCAGCGTAATCGAAAAACGGTCTATCGCATGGCCCATAAAATCAGTTGCCGTCAACCCCCAGAACGTCATCTGGGACCTGAACAACGGGACCCTCCCCAGATGGGTGATCTACGAATACGAGGTGGACGCAGAATGGGTACAGGCACACTTCCCCGAATGGGACAATTTCAAAAAGGGATACGTGACGTTCCAGGAAGTCTGGACGCACTCCCAGGTCGCATACCTCGCGGATGACAGGTGGGTTCTTGAACCGCGAAGACACGGCTACGGCAGGCTGCCGTGGATAATGTACTGGCCTCAAATGGGACTGAATACCGGCAACTCGGAACCCGAAACACTGTACATGGGACTGCTGAACGGCTCCCTCGACATGCTCCGGGCGCAGAGCCAGCTCGCATCCCACTATATTGATATCGTCGCAAAGTCCGCATGGCCTACCCTCGAATTCACGGGACCCCCCGGAATTACCGAGGAAGTACAGGCAATGTGGGACGACACCCCCGGCGCAAAGAATATAAAGCCCCCACAGGTGCAGGTCGGGATCTCCGATGTTCCAAGGCCACCCTCCGAAATCGGGATCGCAAAGGAATTCCTCGACGAGGCGATCGAGGCAAACACCGTCCCGGCGGTCGCAAGGGGCCAGCGACCTACCGGCGCGGCTTCCGGCTATCACACAGCAGTTCTCGCAGGTATCGCATCGCTTAACTTCGGAGCCGTGAAAGAGGCAATGGAAAGAGGACTGCAGGACAAGGGCGAAATCATCCTGCGAATTGTCGAACACGTTATCGACGACCGGGTGACGGTGTTCGGAAAGACAGAAGCCGGCGTTCTCGACGCAGTTATCAAGCCTTCCGATATCAAGGGCCACTACGTCAACATTGTTCGTATTAACTCTGTCAGCCCGGAAGAGCAGGAACGAAGGCTCAACCTGTGGGCGAATCTCTGGAGGTCAGGATATGTCGACCTCGATACCGCCCTCAGGAAAGGCGGCGTAAGCAACCCGCTCGAAGTTCGCGCCAAGATTCTCGAGGAGCAGTTCATCAACTCACCGGGCATACAGGAACAACTCCAGGCTGCCGCTGCCGCCCGAATTCCGACGATACAGAACATACTCGAGGCGGCACAGCAACAGGGCGGCATGCAGCGTCCGACTCCCGAAGAGACTGCACAGAACATCCTGAACACCCAGGGAGCGCAGCAACTCCCGAACCCCGGCAACTTCCAGCAGGGCAACCAGGCCGGGATAAGGCCGCAGGCTTCCGGAACGGGAATCCCCGCCACGACCAGGCCGGTCATGCCGGGATCGCTAGACGAAATGAGGCAGACTGCCGCTGCAATATCAGGGCCAAGAACAGGCAACGTCAGGGTCCCCGGCGCAGACATATCTCCAGGAGCAAGAGGTTAATTCATGGCAAAGGCAACGCACCCGCTCGAGCTGGCGTTTATCCGCTTCGACGATACAGCGTCACGGTTTTTAAAGCGGGTAGCGGGAAGTTTCGAGAATTTCACCGAGATTCCGCAGGTAAAACAGCCCACAAAACGAACTAAGAAAACGATCTACGGTCAGGCTCCGCAGACTCCGTTCGGAGGTATTTAAATGGGACTATTTGGAATAGGCGATGACAACCGTATGGTCATAGACGTACCGGCCCGGTACGCGCCGATACTGGGGCTTCCCTACGACCCGGATGACGAGTCGGTTTTCGAGAAGACCGGTAAAAAAATCAACATCGTGGTCAGCAAGGGCAAAGGTAAGGCAAAAGAACGTAAAGATGCTGTAGACCAGCTAATGAAATACGGCATCCCGTTCCAGGCTGCAAAGAGCCTTGTAGGTAAAGATTATGTAATCCTCGACAACAAAAAAGATCCCGGTTGGAATGACTGGCGATTAGAAGACTCGTCCCCGGAAGAGGTTGCAGCAGGTCGAGGCAGGACAGGAATGCGGCGCGGGATTGATGTCGCTGCTGGTGCTGAATACGGGCAAAGGAAACCTATTTCTCCATTTTGGGATCTGGATGCTACCCCATTTGAAAGTCAGACTGTTACAGGCGAGCGGGCTGCTAGCTTCCCGTCCTTTCCGCAAGTAGCGCAGCCTACACAGTCGTTTCGCGACTTCGAGCAGGATGGATTTCAACAGCCAACCGAACTAGAAATGCTAACCGCCGCTGCCGAAGCCCGCATAGCAGACCCGAGAGAGCAACAGCCCACGTTTGCGTATAGCACATACAACCTTCCGTATGACCCAACAGGTGGTGCGTATAGCACATACAACCTTCCGTATGATCTCGCAC